TAACCCGCGAAAGGTCAAAAAAGATCGCCAAGGAGTGGGAGAACAACCTCAAGCTATACATCCAGGACTTCACAAAGCAAGAGGTCAAGTCCTTGAGATCACGCGTGAAAGAGACGATCCTCTCCGGCAATCGGTACGAGTCGCTGTACTCTGAGATCCAAAAGTCATACGGCGTTTCTGCACGAAAGGCTAAGTTCTTGGCCCGGCAAGAGACAGGTTTGCTCATGGCAAAGTTCACCGAGACTCGCTACAAGGAGGCCGGCGTTAAGCGATATAAATGGGGTTGCGTGAAGGGTACAGCTGCCCATCCCGTTCGTCCTGCTCACAAGGCACTTGAAGGCAAGATATTTTCCTGGGACAATCCACCTATCACGACAGCTCCGGGTGAGCCTATTCGCCGAAATAACCCGAAGCAAGACTACAACTGCAGGTGCTTCGCGATACCGATCGTGACATTCAAAGGGGATAAGAAATGAAGACAATCGCAATCATCTTGAGTCTCTTGTCCTCGTTCGCACTCGCAACTGTGAACCAAAACAACGTTCAAAACCTCAGTGCATCATCCACCAACATTCCAACTGCATCATACGTTCAATTGGTGGCCTCGACGTCAATTAACTGCTCGCGCATCTTTGTCGTCAACACCACCGCGTCCATAGTGAAGGTTGCCTATGGAGCATCTGGCAGCGAGACGGACCTGGTCTCGATACTACCAAGCGGGCAGGCCTTCATTGACCTTGCGAGCATCAACATCTTGCCCTTAGGAACTCGTATAGCACTGGAGGCAGTTGGGTCGGCGGCCACCACAGGATACGTTTCTGTGAGCTTGCTCCCATGAAGATAGAGAACTCGCATGGAGAGTCTTTTTACGGAATGCACTTCTACCCAGGAGTTGCGGAGTACGCAGAGCCTGATGGCGGGTCATTCAGGGTCTTCATAAACGAGGATACGATCAGAAAGATGAGCCCAACCTTCAAGGTTCGCCCTGTGTACGTAGACCACGTCGATGGAGTCGATGACGACATCAACGAAGTCCGAAAGGACGCAGACGGTTGGGTTATCAGGAGCTTCTTCAATGAGTCAGACGGAAAGACTTGGGTTGAGTTCATAGTCGTAAGCGAGCGTGGGCTCGAGGCGATTCGCCGCGGGTATAAGTTGTCCAACGCATACCACCCAACCTCTTTCGGTCCAGGTGGAGTTTGGAACGGCGTAGAGTACGACAAGGAGATCACGGACGCAGAGTATGAGCATTTAGCCATAGTCCAAGATCCTAGGTACTCGGAATCCATTATCATGACCCCAGACCAATTCAAGGCTTACAACGAAGACAAGCAATTGGATTTAAAGAGGCTTTCTAATTCAAAAGGAGAACAAAAAATGAAACTGAACTTATTCAAGCGACAAAAGGTTGAGAACTCAACCGACTACGAGGGCCTCATCGTTGAGCTCCCGTTGAGCAAGAAGGAGATCTCGATCACGAAGCTCGTGAACGAGTACGACAAGATTATGAACATGAACGGCTACGCGTGCAACGAGCACATGGTCAAGTTGAACGACAACGAAGAGATGTCGGTCGGGGACCTCGTCAAGAAGCACAAGAAGCTTTGCGACAAGATGAACGAAATGGAGAAGTCAAAGAACGACGACTCTATGGAAGGCGGAGAGCCCGGAGACGGCGAGATGGACGGCATGGAGAACGAAGAAGACGACATGGAGTCCATTGGCAAGAAGGTTAAAAAGAAGGTCGAGGTCGACGATGACGACGAGCCCATCGATAACGAGGCTTTGGACATCGACCAAATGGGCGAAGTCGACCGTGGTGGCGACAAGTCCGAGATGGGCATGGAGGAAAAGCGCGAGACTCGCATCTCCAAGGACGCTGTACGCAAGTCTTTGGCCAACAAGGCCGAGGCACGCGCTAAGGCGTTGGCCCTCAAGAATGCACACCGCACGGCGAAGCAACCCATTGCAAGCGTTGAGCTATCCAGCGATCAGTTGGCGCGCGGACGCGAGCGATACGGTTCAGGCAAATAACTTTATATTTATAATGAAAGGAAACTAAAATGGCAGTTACAGCAGGAGCACTAAGCAAGACCCTAATCGCGTCACAGACCGCTGTCCTCACGAGCGCAGCGGCCACTGGCGGTACGGGCCCATACACTTACCAATGGTACCGTTCGACCACGAGCGGCTTCACACCCGGTGCAGGTAACATCTTGTCCGGTCAAACCAGCCTCGTATTGAACGACAGCGGATTGATCGCAGCGACGACCTACTACTACGTGGTGGTTGCAACCGACACAGGTGCATCGAACGCTACGTCACAATCCAGTCAGTTGACTGTGTTGACGGAGCCCTCGCAAAACCAGAACCAATTCGCACAATCGCAGACGATCGGCGTAGTCGACCTCAAGGTCGGAACTACGAACATCATCGCTTGCCAAGTAGACATCAGCGTGACCTCGCAGATCTATCCTGGCCAAGCGGTCAAGGTCGTCGCGAACACTCAGGGTGGTATCCTCCGTGTTGCTCCAGTGTCTGCGAAGTCGGACCAAGCAATTGGATTCGCAATCTTCAACGCGAAGGACGTTCAGTACGATTCATACTCGAACACGTACTATGGTCCCGTGTTGGAAGTAGCCCTCTGGGGCACAATGATCTGGTGCTACGCAACCGGCGCGATCTCTCAAGGCGCTTTGTGCTGCATCGATCCCACGTATGTTGGAGGAGTTCAGGCCACTGGAAACACAGCTACCTATATCGGTACTGCGATTGACGGAGCCGCCGCCGCTGGGCCAATTCGGGTCCTGTTGGTACCTAACCCATCATATGCGACAGCATAAACATTCCATTTAGAAGGGGTTTACTATGTTAGAAACTAATCAAGCGGTGGCCAAGGACGACAAGGGCAATCCGATCATCCTGAACGCGCGCGAGCAAAAAGCAGCCATGCGCAACCAGAAGATCGTGAACGCACTCGGCTTCGAGGTACCGATCACGACACTCACAACCATCGTCAAGAAGATCTCGCAGCAGAAGTTCTACGAGATAGCACCTGCGGACTACTTGCCAATACGCGTAGGCGAGGGCACATGGTCCTCGAACCTGACGACATATCGTTCGTACGACATCGCCGACGTGTTCGAGTCCGGTATCATGAACTCCGGATCGAGCAACACTCGGTTGAGCGTCAGCGACGCTGCGATCGATGCGTTGAACATCCGCGTGTTCAACTGGGCGAAGCAGCACGGTTGGTCGATCTTCGAATTGGAGCAAGCTGCGAAGTCCGGTAACTGGGACTTGGTCACTGCCAAAGAGAAGACCCGCAAGCGCAACTGGGACCTCGGTATCCAGCGCGTGGCCTTCGTCGGTGCTCGTGGACAAAACTTGTCCAACGGCGCTTGCTTCGGCTTGTTGAACCAAGCTGGCGTGACGACGAACACTACTTTGATCACTGCAGCGTTGAACAGCTTAAGCCCAACCAACTTGAGCTCGTTCCAGCAAGCGATCATCCAAGCGTACCGTGTAAACTGTAACTACACGGCGTTCCCCACGCACTTCGTGATTCCTGAGTCCGACTACAACGGATTGGTCGCTCAAGCGAGCCCGACCTACCCGATGAAGTCGATCTTGCAGTTGCTCGAGGACGGCTTCAAGGTCATCACTCGCAACAACAACTTCAAGATCCTACCGTTGGTTTACGCTAGCGTCGCAAACGCAGGCTCTGGTGTGTTGCCGTCGGCCTTCGCAACGCAGATGTACGCACTGTACAACTACGACGAGGAGTCGATTCGCATGGACATCCCGCTCGACTACACGAACACGCTCGCGAACTCGGTCGACAACTTCATGTTCCAAAACGTGGGTTATGGCCAGTTCACAGGTGCTCTCGCGTACCGCCCGGCAGAGATGCTGTACCTAGGATTCTAAGAAAGCTTTGAACAACGGCCCAGGATTGCCTTTTCCTGGGCCTTTTTAAGGGTGATCAAATGTCCTATACGAATCCACAGCAGTCTGACTTCCAGACGTTATTCTATAGGGACTTTAACTTTGGTTCAGACCCTAATAACTCTGTGACCCCGACTGACATAGCCAATGCGTTCGCGAAGACCAACGTGAACATCAATCCTGCTATTTTTCCAGACCAGGCGAGTTACAACCTCGGCTATTTGTACTTGTCCGCGCACTACTTGGTGCTAGCGCTACGTGCTTCATCCCAAGGCATCAATGGTCAATGGAATTGGGCACAGGCTGGCAAGTCCGTTGGAGCAGTCTCAGAGACCTTTCAGATACCGCAGCGGATGATCGACAACCCTGAGCTGATGTATTTGACCAAGACAAACTACGGCGTCGAGTACTTGATCATGATCTTGCCCGTCTTGACGGGTCAGATGTTCGCAGTTTATGGAGGCACGAATCCTTAATGGATGACGTCGAGTTGGACACCAAAAATCTTGATAACTTCATCAAGGCCCTGAAGGACGAGCTCCCTCGGGTCTACGTGGGGATCCTTGGCGACAAGAGCGCTAGGAGCGGTGGACCAGTCAACAACGCGACCATTGGCCTCTACCACGAGTTCGGCACGGAGAAGATGCCGAAGCGCTCGTTCCTAAGACAACCCCTTGGCGACCATTTGAAGTCCACAATGGACAACTCTGGCGTGTTCGACGCTGATGCAATGAAAGAAGTCATCCGGTCGAAGTCCGTCATTACTTGGCTGAAGAAGCTTGGCGTCTTGGCCGAGGGAATCATCAAGGAGGGCTTCAACTCCAACGGGTACGGCAATTGGAAGCCACACGCACCCGGATACCACAACAACACGGGGAACATCTTAGTCGATACCCAGCAGCTTCGGGACTCAATCACCAGTGAGGTCATATAATGGCCAACATCATCCCAAACGCTGCAAATAAGCCGCTGTTTCAGAAGTCAGGCACTTTGCCAGACGTGAGCGGCGCATTGAAGGACTACTTCCAAACAATCGTATTCGAGTCGGTTACCAAGTCCGTGACGGCATTCCAAGTCATGGAGGTCGGTGCACCGATCATATTCCAAGGATTGATTCAGCCATTCACCGAGCGGCGCCTCATGCTATTGCAAGAGGGCCAGCGCGCTTGGACTTGGTACCTGATGCACGCAGACCCAGTGTTGACCCTAGAGGTCGACGACGTGGCGATCTGGAACTCAAAGCAAACCAGGGTCATGTCAAGAAAAGATTACGGGCTCTACGGATTCGTTGAGTACACGTTGATCCAAGACTGGAACGGGAGCGGACCATAATGGCGCTGATTATTGGATCGAACGCAACAGCGGTGGGGCCTAACATCACGGCGTCGTTCTTGGCGTCCGGTGGGACTGGTCCATACACTTATTCGGTTCGCTCAGGTGGGGCTGGTGGCACGATCAACAGCTCGAGTGGCATATACACGGCGCCAGCAACGGTTGGAGCGACTCCAGCGCAGTACATCGACATCATCCAAGCCGTCGACACGCTTGGAAACATTGGCCTTGCACAAATCATGGTCGGATATCCGATCAACCTGCTCTGCGACATCATCCAAAACCAAATGGGACTGGCTCAAGGTCGAGTGTACCTTTGGGACCAGAAGTTATTTCAGCCCGCGGATAACGGGCTCTACATCGCAGTCTCTATACAGCGTTGCAAGCCAATCGGTAGCTCCAATGAGCACGACTCGAACGGAAACTCTATCCAATGGGTCAGTATGTATGCGTTGGTCGACCTCGATATTATCAGCCGAGGTCCTGCTGCCCGTGATCAAAAGGAGCTCGTAATCCTTGCCTTGAACTCGGATTACTCACAGTATCAACAAGCAGCGAACGGGTTCTATGTTTCACCGCTTCCGGTTGGGAGTCAGTTTACGAATCTCTCGAACATAGATGGGTCGGCCATACCATATCGATTTAAGATATCCGTGGCAATGCAGTACCAGTACACTAAGACGACGGCCCAGCCCTACTACAATAGCTTTCAAAGTGTGGCTGTAACAGTGAACCCGTAATCGAACCGCAATGGAGGACTTTTAGATGGCAACGACTCAATTTCCCTTAAGCAACATCGTCAACATTTCGGTGTCGGCGGCCCAGCCAGGCGTTGGTGCATACAACACCAGCAACTTGGCGATCTTCACAACTGACCCATACCAAAGCTCGTTTGGGACCCAAGGGTACCAGAGCTACACGAGCCCGATCCAAGTAGGCATCGACTTC